ACAATTCCAAATGGTCCATTCTCTGTCTCCCAACGTTCTACAAACTCTTTTGCGTTATATGGGTCGAAACCGAATGAACGGACATCATAGTCACAATCGATAATATGACGATCAAGATCTTCGTAAACTTCCATCATGTCAAGCACCGTTCCATCGAGAACTATAAGACTTCCTTCATTCAGAAACTCTTCATACTTGAGCCTTGTCGCCCCAGGTAGTTTCATCATCGTAAGTGAAGTGATATAGCTCCGGGTCTTGATTCCAAACTTACCGTTTCCAAGTGGAAACAAAAAAGTAAACGCACAGAAGTCGTCTCCCTGGGAAAGGTCGGCACCAAGTGCGCATGGCATGGACCAATAACTTCTTCTTCGGTGCGGGAGTGTCTCCTCGTATGTGAAGAAGAATGTATAGCCTTCCATGGGAATACCAAACCTTTTGGCAAGAATGTCATTTCTGGCAGAAGGAGCGTGTTCAGCTCTTTCTACGTCAAGAAGATATGTTTCATAGCTTACGGTTTTGCCGAGATTAGGATTTGCTTTAAGCCATATAGATGGATCTTTCTTACCCGCTTCAACTTCAGAAATATCATCTAATCTGTAATACCAAATGGAAACGTGAGGATTGTAATACTCGCCATTAAGAATATCCTCAATCTCCATCTTGATAGTATCTCCTATACCATTTCTTACAGTACCTTCGGAACTTGTAAGAATAATGAGATACTCGTCATTCTTCGATGCGCCCTGCTCGATAGCACCAATTACATCCTCTCTAACATCCCCGGAAAGCCATTCGTCAATGGTTGCTATCTTGTCTTTGTACCCCTGATTCTTATCTAGGCTCATAGGCCTTATAACAAGACTGGAATTTGTAAGGAAATTTTCGATACCTTTCTTTGTGGATGCAAGCTTTACACGGTTAGCTTTGCTGCCGGTTGTATTATGGATGTTTCCTTCTGTAAGAAATTGGAATAACGGCCCTCGTGACCTTATGATTGCAGTACGTATAGGAGATAGTACCGTTTCGGATTGGGCCATTGTCGGCGACGTGGTCATTTGCTCTGTTGTAGATCCGTCACAAGTTAAGAAGTAAGCGTGAATCGCAGAGTCATACATAGACTTGGCCGCACCACGAGCTACTATAAGATACTGTTTCTGAGTTAGACGTTTCTTGATTCGTTTTCGAACATACCTGCCGGGCTTTCCGTCTTCCCCTGGCTCATAGACACTTCTTTCAACAAAGTAATACCAGCAGAAGACTTGCTCGGCCCAAAGTTTGAATGAATCAAGAAGAGCCATGTCCGAGCCATCTGTCAGAGTAAGTTCATTATTACAAAAAGCGACAAAACCATCCATGGCTTTGTTGTCGTAGTAAATTCCGGGATTTCTTATAAGAGCGTCTATTCGATTCATCTCTTTTGAGATCCATTTGTTGACTGGGACCTCGCCCCTCATTACGGCTTCCCGAAACTGGCCATAATAGTAAGGGGTCGCCGTATTAGATAGGGACATAAATTTTACTCCATTTTGAAATTCTAGAAGATGTAACGGCAGCCAGCAATAGGATTAAAACTCCAACCACGATAAATCATGCGGCCATCTATAGCGGAATGCTCTAAGTACTTTCGAATCTGGTCTATATCATAGCCAGCCTTCGCCAAACTTCGAATCATGTTTCTTGTCTCAGCGTCTCTATTTCGGAACAAATCACTATACGCCTTATCGCCTTTATTTATTCCTTTATTGCTTGGTTTGCCAATCTTATCTGCAATATCTTTTCCGATATTAGCATTCCCCGATGAACTTCCGCTTGAGGATGACGAACCAGCTCTCGCAATAGTATTCAAGCTTTCGCCAATAGCAGAGCCTTTCTTTGCATAGCCTACTGCTTTATCAAAAGCGTCTCCCTCTGGCTTGTTTTTAAGATCTTTTATTTGCTTGCGCAAAACGCCTGCGGTTGAAGCGACTGTACCAATACCGCTCACAGTCTTTCTGAAGTTGTCTGAGCGAATAACCTTCAATGCTTTCTTACCACCTTCAAGACCAGCTTTGGCAATCTTAAATTCTGAAGTATTAGTAATTGCCTTAACAGCTGACACTTTCACAGCTCCTTTTGCACCAAGTACAGCCGATAATGCATTCTTCCCGGCCTTTATAGCTTCTGGATTATTCAGCACTTTATGCCCAGCATACATAGCGCCAACTGCTAATGCTATCTTGGCGGCTTTCGCTGCTTTCCGCTGAAAATTAGGATCACTAAGTTTTGTTTTTGCTCTCGAGTTCACTGAGGGCTTATGCCCAAGTTGAGCGGGGGTTCTACGCACACCCCACTTCATGCCCTTTATGCCATGGTGATATAATTCATTGTCTGAAAATACCGAATGTCTAACCTCGTAATGTTTACTATATAGATCCGGATACTGTTTCTTATAGTCTGCAATGGAATACCATCGTTCCTCATCTGAGTAATCTGATTCAACGCCGGCAACAAATACCTTATTCGTTCCGTAAACGTGAATAGATCCACTTATATATGAGTTTTCTTTATCATCTTCTATCTTCATTTCGTAATCATATAAACGAAGCGCTGATTTATTCGTGTCTGAAGGTTTAAGGATGGCATCGCTTGCATAGTCTATTCCCCTTCGTTCCATACGAAGACACATGTTGCATCCATAGCTAATTAACCGGTCTTCGAATTCGTCGCCATATTCGGCAAGCTTTTGATCTAGGTAAGATTTTCCTTCAGTATTAACTCTCGAAAAGGAATGTTCGTCGAGTTCTCCGTACTTTTTTACAGAATATGTGGATTCTCCCGAACTACTTTTTTCGCCAAGGCTTCTATGCCCCAACTGTTCTGGGGTTCTACGCACACCCCACTTCATGCCCTTTATACCATGGTGCATGAGATAATAATTCTGAGCCATGTGTACCTCCAAAATAAAAAGGAGGGCCACAGAATAACCCATGGCCCTCAAAAATAGTATCCCAATCCTGATCAGTAAGCTTACAAATTGCCCGGACTACGCAGTCTCCTACGAGTCTCTTGTCGGGATTTGGATTGAAATATACAAACATTACTCCTCCCTGTTGGATTCAATCCAAACATTGATAAGCCATTCCTGCTTGTCAATCTCACGGTTAATTGCTTCTGCTGCAATTGAACTAGTTGGTGGGTCAAAACCCATCTTAACTTTGTAATAAATAAATGTTTTACACATATCGATGACTTCTTCGTCTGATCCAAACAGATCACCCCAAGTCTCTGCTTCAGATGTAACCCTAAAGCCTTTAGCCTCTGTAAGACCTAACTGGAATAGTCTATTGATGGCTGCGTTTATGTGTATAACAATATCGGGATCGAAATGAGTATAGTCATCTTCTGGTCCCACAAGTTTTCGAATACTGATAAGAATACTTTCTTCATTGATTGCACTCATTCTGTCTCCTCAAAATCATCTAAATCATCGCCATGACCATTATAGGTGGCGAATGCCTTGATTGCCTTCTCGTATAACTCTTCAGAGCGCTTAGAAGATTCCAATACTTCAATTTTTGCATGTAATGCATCAATTTCAGTCTGTAGTTTCTGTCTTTCAAGCTCTGCTTTTGGTGAACCGTACTTCATAAGAGTTGTAGTTTCCTGTGAAGTAGCAGTTCCTTCGTCTAACCTCCGCTCAACCAGATCAAAAGCCTTGGCAACAAGTTGATTTAACCTTGCCTCGGGAGATTCGGCTGGTTTTGGCTTATACTTTCGATCAGTTGGGGTAGGCTTCTTCCTACTTCCCATAGTGTTTGCTCTCCTTTTCCTTAAGAAAATATAACTTTATCTATACTTTTTGTGGGGTGCTAAGATGCTGAATGGCATAAATAGGTAGTGTAGTATATTGCTAATCAGAAAGGAGCGAAGAAATGATTGCATGAGGGGCTTAGCACCCCGCAAAGAATATAGAACTAAATATGAAAAATTTCCTCTGGAGAAATTTCAAAGACCGGCGCGATCCTAGAGGGGGGTGTAATTTTGGAGACCCCCCTCCGGTGTCGAAATAAGTTTATTTTTATATTATTTTTATATTGCTTACCCAGCTAAAGTCATCTGAAACTCGCTTTTAGGCATATATTGGTACTTTTTTATAAAAGTTTGGTCCATTAATCCTTATTATGTCGTCCATGGCCCGGGAGGTCTCATTCAACACTTCTAAAGCTGTGAGATTAGGAGCAAGCTTGGCCACTCTGCCAAGGTAAGCATTAGTACAGTATCCTAGGATCCGTTCATCATAGAACATCCACTCGTCGTACTGTGTTACTGGATCGAATGGATTGTCATAAGTAGTAAGCATGTAGCCTACAATTCTCTTATTGTCTTGACTCATCACATTCCTCCTTTCTACAATGCACGATCAAGAGTAGATACTGATACACCTAAAGCATCTGCTGCTTCTTCTCTGGTATACCCCATGTTAAGCATAGCCCGAGCTCTTGCAGTAGCAGCAGATGTCATAGCAGTTTGATTCCTCGGCATCGCCCTTTCTTTAAGCTTTTTGCTATCGGTATTACGGAAAATTTTCTTTAGAGTTTCATTAGAAACTGCATTAGCTTGAATAGCTTCCCATTCTCGATCCGTAATCTCAATGTTCCGCTTGCTACGCTTTAGGGCGCCAGTGCGTACCCGGGCTTCATCCATTACCTGGGCCCTTTTTTTCTTCATGGCATCTTTATCATTTGCTATCTCGGGGTTATATTTTTTAATTTTAGATATCTCCGAATATGCAAGAGCAACAGCCTGTCTTTCTCTAGGTGCATTTTTCAAAGCACCATTAAGCTTTTTAGTTAAAGAATCTACTTCTGCAGCATATGTTTGCCTGGCTGATTTATTAACTTTTGGATTTGGCGTAGCTAAATATTCTTTACGGGCCTCATTTGCCATAGCTTTCATACGATTTGCATAGCCAGCATAATATTTTTCAATTCTATTATTTTTATCAAATACTAAATCGTATGCATCTCCGCCCTTATTATAAATTTCAGTCATCTTATTAGATGTCTCAAGACGGAGTTTAGTTTTAACTTTATCTGCCGGAACCTTTTCTCTTACGCCAGTAGTCTTGTCTTTATAATAAAAATCACCGTTCTTATCTTTAAAAACGGTGACTTCTTTGGACGTTGATTTACCATTGGAATCAATATACTTACGCCGATATTTATAAGTTTCTTCATCGGTGTTTTTGTATAACTTCTTACCAGTCTTAGGATCAATATCTCCGCCCTTTCCATCTTCTCTTCTGGCAGTAGGTTGAAAAGTTTTTCGAATAGGAACTCTTTCATCAGAGCTTGCTTTAGATATAATAGTAGCTGCTCCGCGGTTTGCTCCTCCTTGAAATTCTTCCTTAAGCTCGGCGATTCTATTATCTTCGTACGACCTTCTCCAATCCAAGTGATGCTTTTCAGCGTCAATAACAACTTGTGCGTGCTTTGTAGCCCTGACGATTTTATCCATCGAAGCACCTTGCAACGACATATCTGTTATGAGATTAGATATCTTTCCCATCTCAGTCTGCTTATTAAAGCCGGTTTTTGGTCCAACTTCAGGAGAACTATCCGGTAATTTATATCTCTCTTTAGGATCGAAGCCTTCGAGGGATGCTGGTGTACGTGCTGTTTTTATTGTCTGACCTTTTAGCGGTATACAAACAACAGTATCGCCATCAAAGTCTGCTCCAGAAAGTTTATTTGCAACCTTCAAATTAATACCAATAGCATTCTTAGGCTCACGTAAAATATCGCGACCTTCCTTGTTATTATTATTAACGGTCAGTACAGGAATCTCAAATATACCTTGATGAGGATATCTAACTAGAGCTACTTGCTCGCCAGTTTTATAGCCAGGAGCATATACCTCATTATCTTTGATTGTCGTCAAAGGTAATATAACCTTAGTTCGCTGTCTAGGAAGAGCCGCCGCTTTAAGTTCAACCGCATCAGAATCACATTCGTCAGCAAATGATAAAAGCATATGCTTCTTTACTGCTTCATTTGGTATTTTTCGTATTCTATCAAATTCGGCTTTTTTCGCATCATACGCTAAATTAAGCTGCCTTTTTGCTAAAGATGGGTCTTGCTTAGAAAGAAATTGAGAAGCTAAATTCTTAGACCATTTATCCCAGTCCGAATCATCATTAACTATATTGCATGCTGAAATAACTTTTCCGGTTGCAGAATCTGTCAATTGACGTATTGTCGCTCCGAACGGATTTGCTGGATCAGCTTTAATCGGTTTAAGCACCGTATTATCTTTAGAGCCAAGCATTGGTGTACCTTCATGCTTGCTAGTGTTGAACAAAATATCAACTCCTGGCGGAAGGTCCTTGCTATACATGGCCATACCTTTTAAATAATGTGTTCCATCTACAGATATACGAACCTGAGCATATGCAGATTGACCTAAAGACAAATCTTTAGCTCCCGGCCTTAATTCTATTACACCATCTTTCAGATTTCCGCCATCTTCTGCATATTTAATTGCTATTCGGCTAGAATCAATATCAAGAGGCTTTTGAATTACTCTTGGTCGATCAGCTTCATCATAATATACGCCCATTGGCGATCTAAGTTTATCTAGATTCTGCCAAATTTCAGTATAAGGAGTTTCCTCTTTTGTAAGTATCTTTAAAGTTGTCTTCTGATTTGGGTTTGTAGGCTGTTCAACTTTAAGGGTATTTATTTTATACCCTTCTTCTTCAAGCATTTTTATTGCGTTTTCAAGACGTGTTTTAGGAATATTAAGCTGTCTATCTACGCCATCTCCTACATCCAAATATGGCTTGCCCTGCTCTATTTGTTCTTTAAGAAAATCCGCAACCTGACGATTCTTATTAGCTCTCTCTTCTTCTATCGGCTTAAGTCTAT